AGGAGTGGGAGTACACTACTCTACCTTTGATCAGGTGTTTGAATGCGATACTGTATGCTTACTAACACCAAACAACATTGACAACGCAGAATGGACCAAAATCATTGATGCACTATTAAAACAGCAAGGCAAGCCATACGATGACTTATTTGACTTGTCTGATGATACTCATGTTAGTTGTGTAGAGTTGGTGTTAAATGCATTACGAGCAGTCAACTACGCAGAAGAGTTTGCCGACTTGCATAGACTAATCGAAAAAGAAAAGAATCTAGTACCACAGATGTTTAGAACCTGTTCTGACTTTATGGTAAAATACGAAAAGTAAAACCGTTGATTTTTGTTTAAAGGGCGTATCTTATCCACTTCACATAAATAGCTTCTATAAGGAGCTATTATGTTTTTAGAAAACAAGTACACAAAATGGTACAATAATATTGTACAAAAGGCAAAAATCCGGGCCATTGACGGATACATTGAAAATCATCATATTATTCCAAAAAGTCTCGGCGGATCAGACTCTATTGAAAATATCGTTGCACTAACAGCCAAAGAGCACTTTATATGTCATTTACTATTGACTAAGATGGTAGCCGGACCAATAAAATATAAAATGCATAAGGCAGCACTTATGATGGCAACACGACATGGCCCTGGCCAGGTTAGGCATAATATCACTAGTAGAACATATAACATGCTAAAAGAATCTATGCCGTCTGTTCCTGCTGAAACTAGAGAAAAAATGGGAGCATCACAACGACAACGCTTTGATACAAGTCCTGGCACTTTCTTAGGCAAGGTACATTCCAATGAGACTCGTTCTAAAATGTCTGAAAAAGCGTCCAGACCAAAATCGTCAAAATGGAAGGATAGTGCGTCAGCTAACCGAAAAGGGAGGCAAGCTCCAAACAAAGGAGTACCTCACTCGGCTGAAACCAAGCAAAAAATAAGTTTGGCAGTAACAGGTGAAAAAAATGGATTTTTTGGGAAGCATCATTCTGAAGAACAACGTCAGAAAAAGAGAGAAGAAAAACTTGCTTCTCCTAAGAAAGTATGCTATTATTGTAAAGCAGAAGTAGATGCAATGAACTTTGGGAGATGGCATGGAGAAAAATGTAAACACAAATAAAAACATGATTATTGGGCTAGTGGGTTTTATTGGTTCCGGCAAAGACACTGCCGCAGACTACTTGGTTAACTTCCACGAGTTCCGTCGAGACTCATTTGCCGCTACCCTCAAAGATGCAGTTGCAGCCGTATTTGGCTGGGACCGCGAATTGCTTGAAGGGCGTACCAAACAAGCTCGTGAATGGCGCGAACAAATTGATCCATGGTGGGCTGAACGACTAAACATGCCCGAGCTTACTCCGCGATTGGTATTGCAACTTTGGGGTACAGAAGTTTGTCGTCGTAGCTTCCACGATGACATTTGGATTGCTTCGTTAGAGTCCCGCTTACGTAACAGCAAAGACAGTATTGTTATCTCTGATTGTCGTTTCCCTAATGAGATTCGTGCCATTAAAGAGGCAGGTGGTAAAGTTATTTGGGTTCAACGAGGCGAGTTGCCAAGTTGGCATATTATGGCAGGCAAAGCCAATAACGGTGATACATTTGCCGCAGAAAAACTTAAAGCATTGGGTGTACATGCAAGCGAAACAGCATGGGTTGGAACCAATTTTGACTATATACTAGATAACAATGGCACTGTTGATGATCTATACAAACGTATAGCAACGATTGTCCAGTAAATTGTAAAATAGCATTTTCCGGTAAATAGGGCCAAATTTAGCACTTTGCGCTAAATATCTTCGTAAAGGGTATGATCCCTTAGATTACGGAGATACACAAATGGCTCAATTAAGTTCCCCAGGCGTAAGCGTTTCAATTATTGATGAAAGCGCATACGCATCTGCAGGCGCTGGTACAGTTCCAGTTATTGTCTTAGCAACACGTTCTAATAAAACATCACCAGATGGTTCAGTTGCACAATACACTACTGCACCTTTCGCTAAGAAACCACTTATTGTTACAAGCCAACGCGAGTTGGTACAATTATACGGTGAACCAAAGTTCACTATCGTTGACGGTACACCTGTACATGGTCACGAATTAAACGAATACGGCTTGCTTGCCGCTTATTACTACCTAGGTATTGCTAACCGTGCTGTTTTAGTACGTGCCGACCTTAACATGGAAGAATTAGAGCCACAAGCAGAAGCCCCAACTGGCCCAGCAACAAACGGCCAATACTGGTTAGATACAAGCGCAAGCACATGGGGCTTGTTTGAAGGTAATGGCTCTGCATGGGTAGCTAAGTCAGTGTTAGTTTCAAATGGCGTTCCAGGCGCTGGCCAAGGTAGCGAAGGCGATTATGCTTTAGACACTTCTGGCGATGTTAAAGTATTTTACAAAAAGGTTGGCAGCGGCGACAGCGCATCATGGATTGAAGTTACAGCCGGCAATTTAAGCGCACCAGTAACAGTTGGCCCGCACTATCAAGTTCCAACACCATCAAACGGTGCAGTATGGTTCAAGACAACAAGTCCAAATTCTGGCTTGTCTCTAAAAATTAAAAAGTACAATGCTTCTACTGAAAGCTGGACAGCACAAACAATCGGCGCTAGCAACCCTGATCAACTAGTTGGTTATGTTGATAACGCTACTGCTACAACAGAATTTGGTACAAAGTTAGTAACAAACAGCATTTATCTTCAATTTGCAACTACAAACGAAGCTAAATTTGAAATCAAACGTTATAACGGATCTGCTTGGGCAACCCCAGCAGTAAGTGCATCTGCTACAGCCCCAACAGGCGCATTGCCAGACGGTAAGTTATGGTATGACGCAGGTACAGCAGTTGACGTTTATGTTAAGACAACAGTAAACGATACACCAATTTGGCAGGCAGCTTCTCAAGTTGATGTAAACACTATTGCACCTATTAACCCAAATTTTGGTGACGTATGGGTTGATACTAACGACATGGCTAACTATCCATTCTTGAAAGTATGGAACGGTAGCGAATGGGTTGCCAAGGACAATGCAGACCAAACAACACAAGATGGTGTATTGTTTGCAGACTTAACAGCCGAAGCAGGTGATACACGCGGTGTGTTTGGCAGTGCATTAGCAATGGACGACCAAGCTCCTAACCCAGCATACTTCCCAGAAGGTATGTTGTTATGGAACAGCGCAGTAAGCTCCGGTAACGTAAAAGCATGGAACGCAACAGAAGGTTTCTGGCAGTCAGAATCTGGTAACGTTGATAGCGGTCCTAAAGCAGGTGCCCCATACATGTTTGACAAGGCACAACGCCGTGTTGTTGTAAAGCGTTTACAAGGTGCATTAACAAGCAGTGAAGAACTACGTGCAGAAACACTAGTGTTCAACATTATTGCAACTCCAGGTTATGTTGAATGTATCGACGAAATGGTTACATTGAACTTAGACCGCAAAGAAACAGCGTTCGTTATTGCTGATACTCCATTAAAGTTAAGCAACAAGATTACTGATGTTGTTAACTGGTCCCTAGGTACTAACGCCGGCACCAACGGTGCAGATGGCTTAGTAACACGTTCAGGTAGCGCCGCAATTTACTACCCAAGCGGCTTATCAACAGATTTGGACGGCAACGATGTTGCAGTTCCAGCAAGTCACTCAGTTCTACGTGGCATTGCTTACAACGACCAAATTGCTTATCCATGGTTCGCTCCAGCTGGTTTGATCCGTGGCGCCTTAAGCGGCATTAGTAACTTAGGTACAGTTAATTCTGAGAACGAATTCGTTCCATTGGCGTTGAATCAAGGCTCGCGTGATGCATTGTATGAAAAGAATGTTAACCCATTGGTTAACTTCCCAGGCCAAGGATTATACATCTGGGGTCAAAAGACATTGTATCCAACTAATTCAGCATTAGACCGTGTAAACGTAGGTCGCTTGTTAGCATACTTGCGTGAACGTTTTGAAGTTATTGCTCGTCCGTTCATCTTTGAACCAAACGATCAACGTACACGTAATCGTATTTTGGCTGTATTCAACGCATTCTTAGCTGACATGTACTCTAAACGTGCGGTATACGACTTCTTAGTAGTTTGTGATGATACAAACAACACTCCTGCTCGAATTGATAGAAACGAGTTGTACATTGATGTGGCGATTGAGCCAGTTAAGGCAGCTGAATTTATCTATATCCCAGTTCGTGTTGTAAACACTGGCGCGATTGCCAATGGTACACGCTAAATAACACTAACAGGAGACACATAAAATGGCAGTCAATTTAGAC